TGAGAGTTGGTAAAGTGAAAGGCGGTTTTTGGATTGGTCGTGCAGGCAAAGCGTGGATCGATGACAGTGCAGCTGAGTTGGCCAAAACCCTAGCATCAAAAACTGATCTAGGCAACAAAGATATAGAAGCACTGGCCAAAAAACAAGGTATGCCTACTCCTGCTGAACAAGCAGCACAAGCTATTGCATCAATACCAAAAGATATCAGAGTAAAACTAATAGACTTTGACACACCCTATTCAGAATTAAAAGATATCATAGGAGATCAAGGACTAAGCAAAGAAGATCTCAAATCTTCAAAGTTTCCAGACGGTAAAAGCTGGTTTTAATACACTTCCCTACTAAATAGCCTATAAAAAACCTTTAACCTTGGAGGGTTATGGCTAAGTTAGCAAAGACGTATGTGCGTCACGTTAGAACACCTAAAAAGACCAGCCAATCTAGCAAGAAACGATCTTGCAAGATGAGTTCTATGAACAAGCACAAAAAACGTTCTCACAAGTTCTATAGAGGACAGGGGAAGTAAATGGCCGTAAAAAAGAACAAAGGCATCCAAACTGTACATATTCCAAGAACACATGATGGCAGAGAAATCAAACCTGTGCGTTATGTTCGTTTTGGAGGTGCCAGCATAATGGCTGGTGCTTACAAAGATACTGGTGATATGATTCTAGATAGTAATGGTAAAGTTATACCATTTCACAACATCTAAAAACACAGTTTAAACGTCTTTATATGCGCATATTATAGTTCTGGCATCAAGTACTGCTCTGACTCTGTGATCACCGCTGTATGACGCTTAAAATGCGTTTAAGACGGTGTTTAAGCAGCATACTAGACTCTATATACTAAATAGTTTTATAATCGTTCAGCCATAAGGGCCGGAAGTAGGTAATACCGAAGGAACGCACCTAACTTTTAACTAAGGAGGGTGACATGGATAGACACTCATTTATGCTCAAACAATATTCTGAGCAACAAACTCGTAAAAAGAAGGAAATGGAATTATGGAGAGCTCGTCAAGAGGTTGAAGTAAATGCCAATGGTACTTCTGGATACAAGATAAAAGAGGGTGCTAACAAGGATAGGATCCTTGCTCATAACAGCATCAAGTCAACAAATAATTGGTAATTATTTGAACGCTAGGTATGCTAGTAATGGAACTAGCCAAGGATATACCAAGTGTTCTATCAATTCGTAAATTACTAACAGCGTAAGTGCTATTGCCCATGCTCTACTAGATTTAGCTTTAGCACTTACGTAACCAAATGCTCTACTGTGTAGACTACCTATTTTTTGAATCAGTGTTTGTTTCATTTGGCTTTACTAGCGAGGATAATGCATCTGCTAGAGTTTGGAATAGATTGGAAACCTGTTCCTTGTTTTTGTTCAGTTGTGCCTTGCCGTCCGCCCAATTCTTTTCTTGAAATGTCTTGATATCATTCCACTCTGATTGAGCCCAGTCCTGTAATTTAAAATGTAAGGGTTTTGGTTCCGGAATCGTTTGGTTAGTAGTTGCATCTGCCTTGCTCGCAGTTACTAGACCAAAAAACAGTCCCGCTAATAGTATTGTTATTACTATAACTGCTTTCTTGAATTGTTTTTCTATCATTGTTGCCTTTTTGTTATTGTTATTGGCCTGCTTGGAAGGATTCGAACCTCCGGCCTTCAGTTCCGCAAACTGACGCTCTATCCAACTGAGCTACAAGCAGATACTTTTTATATTATAATAATCAAGTAATTAAGTCAAGTATTATTTTTCCAGTATTGCAGTTTTGAGCAATAATAAATCGTAAATATATTACAGGAATAGGAATTTTATATGACTCTAGAACAAATCGTTTTTGCCATTACTGGCTGGATAGTACTTACAAGTATAGTATACACGCACAGCGGATGGCGTAACATATTTAACTGTTATAAGATGTGGTTTACGAGAGAATATTGGACAGACTATAATATTATAGAAGCAGCAAGTTGGATAGCCAAAGCAATTATTATTATACCTGCATTAATCTTTGGTATTAATATTTGGCAACTCTATTTTATTAGTCTTGCAACTTCGATGACATTGATTTGGGCTAGTAACAAAAAACTGCTGCCAACCCTAGTGGGATTTAACACACTTTGGATTTGGTTGAGTTTGATGGTTATATCACAACACGTCATTAACTAGCCGATAAGCATAGTTAACTGAGTCTTCATTCACTCTATATGTAGTTGCACCATTGCGAAGATGGAAGCGTTCTGCTGTTCTTGTTTTAGGACTTAATGTTACAATATTTTTGATGTGTGGTTTTTCATCTTGAATATGAGCAGATGCTAGTTGTACAAGATCTCTACCTGATCCTTTTACATAACTCCAAAGAGTATAGAACACAGCAGTATCTGCAGAGCTTGTAGAACGTTCTTGCATATCGCTGATATCTTCAGGTATACCTTGTGTGTATCTAACACAACAGACTGCACCTAGAGATTGTTCACTCCACAGTGCAAAAATTTCTGCACTTTTGTTTATTCGGAACTCTGCGGATAGGTTAGGTCTAATAGGATCGTCGTTGATAATTTCTTGGATCCAGGTGTCGATTTGATTATAAACTTGAAGCATTTGTGTTACCACCTCTATAGTATTTATTTGCCTTCATCTAGACTAGACCACATCTCGTGATCTATTATTTTAGGATTCCATGATGAGAACGCACCTGGAACAGTTTCTTGCCATACAAAATTTTGCCAACACTTTTGAACATTGTGTGGACATGATTGAATATAACCATTTCCTTTTGTCCATGCATTATTACTTGCCTCATTCATATAGTGTACCCATACGTCCCAGAAACCTCTAGATTTCTTTTTACGATTCTGCATGGTCATTATATAAACATCGTAATTATTAATTTCTTTTAACTTGTCAACTAGTATACATGATACTGTGAAACCTTGTAGCATTTCAGAAGGTTTCATTCTAAACTCTGGAAAGGTATATATTCTATTAAAGTGACGTGCTACATTAGGAGGAAATCTTCCATCATTAAAAACTCCTCCCATTATGATCGGTTGGCCTGTGCTTTTTTTAAACAACACACCATAACCTGAATGGTCTTCTATTACTAGATTTTCTTTGGTATAATTTTCTTTAAGCCAGTTATCTTCTTTAAGACATTCGTGTCTGATCTCTTCGAATTCAGAATCAGATTCAAAAAATATTTTACATTCGATGTCGTTTAGATCATATTTCATAGCTGTTATATACAGCTATATTTATAGGCTAGTTTAGTACGGGAGCTTGTTCTAGGCTTAGTTCTTGGTCTTCAAGTTCTTTGATCTTTGAAGTTATCTTGTCGATAACACCTACATTTCTTAATAGTTTAAATGTAACATTTTCCGTAGACCATTCGCCTGCACGTTCTAATCCTGCTTTACGCATCTTTGTAATTTTTTCTTTTACTAATCTTAACTTAGTAACATCGTTAGAAAGTAAAGCAATTTCTATATCGTGCATAATACTATTTTTCTTTGCTCTAATAGCAGCGTCATCAATTGACGGTTTAACTTTTTTTGGTTTCTCTAACCATTGATCTGCTACTATAGAATATACTCCTGTTGAATGATGTTCTTCATCTTCTCCTTGAACATAACACTCTACAGGAAGTCCTTTGATTGTGATATTGTGTTCTTCTGCCCATAATGCTTTCTTAGCGTTGAATAGTTCACGCTCTTTGTCATCTGGAATACCTTTAACAATAATATGAAGATCTAAATCAGAGTATTCAGTCCATGTGTAGTTTGCATTAGATCCTGTGATAGTATAATCTACTACATCAAGTTCGATACCTATGAACTCTTCAAACTTTTCTGCTATCTTAATTAGAGATGCTTTTATTTCAGGTTTGAGAGCATCGTCTTTCCACAGTTTAGGATTTAATCTGCGATTGATAGAGACGAATTTTGATCTTTCTGTGACTTGTTTAATGCGCATACTATATTTATGCTATCTATTAGCAATATGCGAAAGTGTTAGATTAAGTGCAATACTGTATCTATCTTGTGGTGTAGGCACCTGATCAATCCAGTGTAGTATCCAACTAGGAAATGCAATAAGTAAACCTGTTTTAGGATTAACAACCATGCGGTGCGAATTTAATATTGTATCGTGTGCAATTAAGTTAGAAGGAATTGCATATTCGATTATGCTGTTTGGATTCAACAAAACCAACGGAGCAGAATCTTCATCTGCTTCGGGATAGAACACAAAACTAATCCAGTGATTAGCATGAAAGTGTGGTTCTGTGTTAAAAGCATTTTGTGGACCTTGACTATTTCTATTAATCCACATATCAGAAACAATAGGATCAGCATTTGTTTTTAAACCGTATGCTTCAGCAAAGTGAGGAATTTTGTTTCTAATATGATTAACTAATTCAGATAGTTCAGGTGTATTTAAATCTACACTCCCACTTTGCCATCCATTACTATGATATGACGGCCTTTGCTTTTCTAATTCTTTACAGTAGTCTACAATTTTTTTACAGTCTATGTCTACTATTTCTTCTGCTAAAAAATTAGGAAAAATAAATTGTATGTTCATACTACGACCACATCATTGCATATTTCTGTGCTATTCTACTATCATAGAATTCTGCAACTAAACTTTTGTTTCCTTTTGTATCAATTTCTAAACACAACTGACCTTGTTCTCTAGGAAGTTCCCATAGCCATTGTATTTGATCTTTTCCTATAGTGCGTTGCACTTTAGGCCAATCTATATCTAAAAATTCAAAAACGTCTGAGTCTTTATCAAACTTGTAGAGTGTTACTTTAGTATTCTTCATCGTTACCCATGTTATGCAAAATTTCTCTTAATTTTGTCGATTCGACTTTTCCTGCAACTTTTCCTACAGAAACTCCGTCAGTCGGATCATCACTGGGTTCACGTTGTACTTCAGTTTTTCTTTTGATAGAATCAATAATAGAACTAGATCCTCTATTAGATCCATTTGTTGATTCTTGTTCGTCTTCTGGTAAGTCTGTAATTCTTAAAGAATCTATATTAAATTCTAAATCTACTTTTTGTCCTACACCGCTCGAACTTCTTGTCTTCATTAACTGTATTTGATAACGTCCACGTTCACGCATAGCACGACTTGTAAAAATACCAAACACATTATCTGCTGTTTGAATTTTACTTAATCCCCCTGAAATGTGTGAATGATCAAACTCGACTTCTTCAACCGCACCTCTGTTTAACTGTGATGCAGTTACAAAAACACATTGTAATTCCATTGCAAGGTTTCTTAGTTCTTCAGAAACATATTTGTCTTTAATAAACAAATCACTAGGAGCAATACGTCTACTAATTGGCATTAAAAGATCTAGATAGTCTACTAACAATACATCAACTCGACGTCCTGTTTTAACTTCATACTCTTTTAGATATGCTCTAATGTCGTTAGCAGTCTTACCACTTGGCATATACTTGACCTGCATAGCACCAGACTTTTTACCAATCATTCTAACTTTCATTTCTACATCATCGATAGATTTGAAAATATCTCTAGTTGGCATTCCAGTTACCATACTATCTATACGCATACTAACCAATGCTTCTGAAAGTTCAAGTGTTAAGTAAACTACATTCAATCCTTCTAATGCCCAGTTTACACCTAGGTTAGCAAGGAACAAAGATTTACCTGCACCTGATCCACCTGCAAAAATATTAAGTTCGCCTCTGTTCATGCCTCCAAATAGTTTTCTATCTAGCGTTGACCAGCCTGTGCTAATTTGTCCGTTGTTATCTTTTAATAATGTTAATCTGCCTCTTGGATCAGCAAAATAATCTGTACCCATATCTTTTGCTAATCCTATTTGTACTGCTTCTTTAACTAGTCTTTCAACTTGTCCATATTCGTTCTTTTCAAGTAAGTCTGCTGAATTAATAATTGCTCTTTCTAATGCTTTATGTCTAGTAAAACTTTCAAATTCGTCCATTAACCATTCTAAGTGTCCATCTTTAAGTTCACCTGCAGGTTTTAAATCTGTTTTACAGTTTGCATTCACAGTATCAAAATCAGGAAGTACAGTATATTTTTTTGCATACTCGTTTACAAATTGAGCTGCGTCTTGCAACTTTCTGTCAAACAACGAATAGTCAAAAATACCTTGACATCTAACAAATGTCTCAGCATCACTTAGCATCATTTCTAGATACAGTTTTTGTACTTCATAATCATAATTTTTAGACGACATTAATTCTTTCCTTTAATACTATTAGTATACACTCACACCATACTTCCGAGCAAACTTTTCTGCATCCTTTTTGTCATTTACCATAGGTTTTCCTTTAATGTTCAAACTAGTGTTTAATAACATAGGACACCCTGTCTTTACATACCATCTTTCCAAAAGTTCTCTTAAACCTGAATTATCACTTTTACTTACTGTTTGTACACGAGAAGTCTTGTCAACGTGACTAATAGCAGGATATTCTTCGTGTCTTCTACAAATAGATGTATATTGCATATATGGTCCAACTGGTCCATAGAAAAACTCTTCTGCGTGTTCAGCAAGTATTACAGGAGCAAAAGGTCTATATCGTTGTCTCTTTTTAATCTTATTAACCTTGTCTTTCATATCCTTTCCTCTAGGATCTGCAAGTAAACTTCTGTTTCCTAATGCTCTAGGTCCAAATTCTGCTTTGCCATTTGCTACACCTACTATCTTATTTGTTTTTAATTCTTTAAATAATTTGTCTACTGGATATTCTTGCTCTATGTCATATCCAAGATACGGCGTGTTCCAATCTATATGTGTTCTTTGTTTAGCAAGAACAGCACCAATGCTTGACCCTGCATCTCCTGGATTAGGCATAATCCAAACTTTTTCGTAATGATTAAATGCACGACTATTTGCTTTGCAATTAAGAGCACACCCACCCATTACAACTAAATTCTTACTCTTATATTTTTTATTACAATAATCAAGTATACCAGAAAACAATTCTTCGTATATTGTTTGAGTTGCGGCAGCGATATGTATTTTGTCAGTCCATTTATTATGAGATTCTCTCCACCATTTACAACCTCTATGTAAATTGTGTTTGAATTTTATTTCAGGAAAAATCCAGTGACTATGAGGACCTAATTCAAAAAATTCTTCTCTCATTGAATCATAAAACTTTCTATAATCTCCATACGCTGACATACCCATTAAAATATATTCATCTTCGTTAGGAGTTAGTCCTATACGTTGTGTCATTGCACTATACCAAAGTCCTATGCTGTTAGGATACCCTTGAGAATATACTTTTGTAATTTCGTTTCCTTTACCTTCCCAAACAGTAAATGTTTCAAACTCTCCTATACTGTCGATACAAACTATAGTTGCATCTGAAAATCCGCTTGTGTAGTATCCTGCGGCTGCATGACTTTCATGATGGCTACTGTAACTAATGGGTGCATTAATGCCATATTGCTTTAAGTAGGTTTTAATATTATTAATATTCCAATTCCAACCTTGTCCAGCATATAATTGTCTTAGTGTTTTCTTAAAAGGTTTTTCATACCAAACTACTTCGTCAGGTTCTCCCCATTGCCTTGCATAATCTAACAAAGATTTATTTAGGTGAGGATCATTTTTCAATCCGCTGAATCTCTCAGAATGACTTGCAAACAGTAATTCTAGTTTTGAAAAAATACTGTCCTTTTGAAACACTGCCAAAGAAGCATCGTGGCTGTTGGCACTAATTCCCCAAATTATCATATACTAAACTCTATTATAATTTTTCCATGTTGTATGCAATAAGTAAAACCAAACGCCGTTTATTATAGGTTCTACAACTGCATCTATTGCGGCAAGATCCAAGTCAGCACCAGTTATTAATCTATTGCATAACATTGCAATTACAATATGACCTAGTGTATATATAACCGCTAAGGTTAGACTCGAACCACCTATAATTCTTTTTAATAAATTATAGATGCCGATTTTAAATTCACTCATTATTCTTCCTACTTGTATATGAACGGATCTTGTTTTCTCATTTTCTTAAGCCTTCTTTTAGTTAAGAAAGCATAGTACTTTCTTTTAATCCATCCTATTAAACTACTCATTCTCAAGTACCTTCTTTTCAAAATTCTTTTTAGCAACGCTGAGCTTAATGCTACCCGACATTGCTGTTTTAATTGCATCAACTGTTACAAAGAGCCTGCCGTATCTTTGAACAGCATCTGACACGTCTTTTATATCGCTTTCCCAATTAGGAAATGCAACACTCCAACCAAACTCTTCTGCTTTTTTAATCAAGTTAACGCCTGCTATATCTTGATCAGGAATAACAATAACTTCATGTCCCAACGATTGTATAATTCTATACTGTTGTTCTGCTATATTGTTGGTCAAAAGTGCAACACCGTTGATTGCTAGTGCATCGAACGGTCCTTCTGTTACAAATATATATCTCTGATTTTCTTCCTGTTGATCAACGTTGAACACAAAATGTGAGTGATGATCTGATATATATTTTGGTCTTCCTTCTGTTACTTTTCTTGCAGTATTACCTACAATTCTACCTTTGTAATAAAAAGGAATAATAACTCTTTCAGCATAACCGTCACTAGGAGACCAAAAGAAGTTTTTAGATAATGGATCGTAGCCTCTAGTATAAATGTATTCTACTACTTGTGCTAACTTTTGTTCTAATGGCTTATTATCGTTAAAATCAACATCTAACCATTCTGATATAGGTAAACTATGTTCCGGAAGTTTTTTATCTGTAAAAGATATTCTAACACTAGATTCTCTTGGTTTGTATTCTGGCGATTCAGTTTTTAATGCTTCAAAAATCATAGCATTAATTTCGTCTTCACTTCCACCTAACCATTTACATAAAGATTTAAATTTTTCGGAAAGTGGTCTACCAGGTTGCCAACTAGCTGTAAATTTACAGTTGAAGCAGTTATATATTACACCTGTATCAAAACGAATACCTGCACGTTTTCTTTTATCTTGATTATGACCTCGATGATGACAGCAAGGAGCATTAAATGAAGTCCAACCGCTAGGACTTGTTTTTGCTCGTGGCGGCAGTAGATTACGAAATTTATCTAGAACTAAAGTCATACTAGCATTATACTATCTGTATAATACTTTGTCAACTGTTCCTGTGTTATCTGTATCCGGAGTATGCTTGAATCTAAACCAATTAAATTTACCAATTTGATTGTAAAAGAAATCGGAATCAGAAGTTGAAAGTGTCCAAGATTGTAAGTCAGTCCAATTTTCTTCAATTGGAGCAGCGCCTTTATCTAAACTTCCTTGCAACACCAACTCTCCTGCATAACTGTTTAAATAGATTTGGAATGTATGTAAACTGTTTGGTGTTGTTAAATTTGGTCTACCATCAAACAATGAGCTTACATAAAACTCTTCATATCCTGTAGTAGGTGTGTGTCTTGCATAGTTTGGTCGAGGTGTATCAAATGGTGGTTCTGTGTTTGTATCAGTTCCACTATTAAAATTAATTACTTTGTTAAAACTTGTTACTTCAACAGTATCGTATGCTTCGCCTTGTACATCGCCAAACACTTCAATAGTTCCTAAACTATCATATTGGCTATCTAAGTATGTGGTTGATGATGCTGTTACAGTATATCCACCTGCTGCATCATTAGTTCTAGTTTCTTTGGTAATAGAGTAATCATATAACCCAGGCTCGAGATCAATAAGCTCTGATGCGGTAATTGTTACAAATGCTCTTCCAACTGTAGCGTCATCATAACTACAATCTTTCTGTAAAACAAGGTCTTTGTTTTCTCTAACTATTAAACGAAAAACTAAAACAGTTCCTGTTGTATTAATGGGTTTTTGATCTCCGTTTCTTACCTGGAAATCTATTCTATTATCTACACCCCTGTAGATTTTAACATTACGAGCATATACCATTCTTGATCTCTCCTCGGTCCAAGATGATACCACATTTGGGTACACCGTGACCATATTTGGATATAAATATATTGAGTTAATTTGCATGACTACAATTACCTTTATAATATTTATCATATGAGAATAACAGAGAATCTACAGCAGAACTTTCCATTTATAAGCATAATAGTGCATGGAGATAAAGAGTACGTGGGCATCATTATAAACCAAGATGCAAACGTTACCAGTTTCTATGATTATGAGCTTATACCTTCAGAAAAGGAAAGAAAACGCTTCTTAGATCTAGGCGATGTATGGTGGTGGGAAAGCAATAGACAAATACCTATTAATATTTTCCTAAAACCTGAGATTAATGACTTTAGATACGCTATACGTAACTATACCACAAAAGACGTTAAAGTAACAATGGGTCCTGTGACCAGTCTTAACAATATCATTATGAAAAGAATCAAGCGTAAATCAATTACGCTTGTTAGAAAGCCGTCTAGTTAGTAGACAAACCAGCCTGTCGCGATATATTTTTCGTGTGTAGGGCTTATCACACCCCTGTGTACCCAAGCAAAGTCCGCTGGCCAAATAACACTTAATCCTTTCTTTGCTTCAAGTGTAACTTCTTGATATTTCCATTCAGTGCCACCGTGCGGAACATCGTTAAGATATGTCATATAAACTAATTGTCTATTATCGTTTCCTCGATCACGTTCCCAATGCCAAACTTTAAATCCGCCGCCTGGTGGATAGTATTGGATCATGTTTACTTCATAAGTATTCAAAGGAAGATGACTAATCTGATACCGTTCACAGTAGTCGTTGTAGCCTTTCTGCAAACAATCAAAATAATTTCGAATACGTGGATCTCTACTGCTGTTGAAAAAGTTAACATCAACTGACTGTTTAACGTTGTGGTCTACAGATCCACCATAACCTGCTGCGCCTTCAAACTTATATTCTTTTTCTTCTTTGTGATATTCGATAAGTGCGTCACACACATTATCAGGCACAGTAAATGTATGAATAAAAGTTTCCATGTTATCTCATTAACCTATACTGTCTATATACAACATAATCTATCAACAGAAAATTAAGAAGTAATCCTAATGCTGTAAGTTTAAATCCTAAAACCGCAGGAATTAATAAAAGAAAAATTCCTAACTTAATTATATAATCAAGAATCAAAAAATTAGGAACAGTCCAGAAAGGAAAACCATAAACTAATGGAGGTCTGGGTTGTCTATAATCGTTAAACTCATGCACCATTGCTTAGTTCCTCACATATCAAATTCATATGAACAACAACACCAATAGCATATGCAGTTGCGTGTGATTTTTTAAAATAATATGATCCGTCTTCAGGTTTCGTCCACACTTGTGTCATCACCGTGTCCCATGACTGACCAATCAAATGTCTCTTCGCGGGTCTTATCATTGCTAGTACGGCTGCTAGTTGTTCTATGCTCTGAGGCTTCATCGTTTCTAGGACGGTAGAGTGACCTGCGACGTGAAATAATTTGTCGCTGAAGTCGCTGTGCGTGAGTAATTCCCATAGTGGCTCCTTTGTCATGAGTTGTTGTAGATGTTTTTCGTCTCTTACCCCTTGATACAGGGATACATTTAAGAAATCTATTTTAAAATACTTTTCAATATCTTCTGCTTCTTCGTAAGGTACCGCACATAAGTTTTCCTCAGCATTAAGAGGTACTTCGTGCATATACACACCTGTATTATGTTTAACAAGTTTATCGTCATCTATACGACTTGCTGTCACGTGCTTAAACAAATTTAATGCACGTTCTCTATCTGCAAAGTCTATATCTATATCAGGCATTGACTACTAGTTTCCATTGTTTATAAAGTTCAAACGTTCCTGTTGAAACATATTCTTGACCTGTTTCCATATCTACTATTTTCCATTTCTCTGGACATTTAGTAATAATACTTAAATTTACAGGTTTGTCAAGTTCTTTTACAACCTTACCGTCTTTTAAAGTTCTCGTTTTCATGTTAGTCTATCTTCGCTTCTTTAATTACTTCTTTTACAAGCTCAACATCTGCTGGATGAGTCTTGAAATGTTTAATCCAAAATGTAGGATTAATAATCGGACTAACAATTTCTAATTGCTCATCATTCATATTTTTGAGCATATCTTTACCTGTAATACTGTTTAGTAAAACCCAAGGTGATATATGCCCTTCTTTTATATCGTGTGTTGCTCTATTTAAATTTACATATCTAAAATAGTGATTAAATTCTGCTTCTTTATCTTGAGCCCAATCCATCATTGTTTTTACTGTTCGTTGTATTGCACCATCAGCAGGTTCTATTTTGATCAATTCTTGCAGATATGTATCGTACAATTCATCTCTACACCAGTGATCTAATTTAACTCCGCTCTTAATAACAAAGTCAATAAATTTTTCTGGATATAACGGATTAGCATTTGACATGAAACTACCAAATTTAACAAATGCATTGTAGTAAGGGCTTGCCGCAAAGTCGTCAAATGTTTTTTTAGATTTATTTCCTTTTTGTTGGATATCATAAAAACGTTGATAGGTCATGAGAGCAAGTTGAACGTGCTTCTCAGTCTTTGACATATGTCTACGCTTTTGCTCGCATACGTGAACAATCAAAGTCTTTTCTTTAGCAAAAGACTTGTTGCAGTATTCACATTTATAATTTAATTCCATCGATCTGCTTTTTATCCCAACCTAGGTTTTTGCAATATTCTTTGACTTCTTTGTCTGTAGTAATATTTGCTAGTGTTTCAAGATCTGCTTTTTTCATATCAGGAAACAACTCGCCTAAAAATTCTTCTTTTTTGTTTTTGCTTTTATTAAGTTTTAACCACTCATGAAAATAAATCTTTTTAGATTCATGTCCGCAACTACAAGCAAGTTGCCATAGTAGTTTTGGGTGTTTGTTTAGTAACAAAAACAAATTCTTATTAAAACGTTCATTTCCATTTAGTAGGAAATGTTCTTTATCTTCTCTAGTTCCGCCTTTGATATTACTAATATATCTATTCAGTGTAAAGAAAACAACACTCTTCCTTTGCTCTTCGGTCAGTTCGTCCCATACCTGTTTTGCATTAAGATCGACTGCTCCTAGAATATCTTTAAGTGCCAATTTACTCATTATCAGTTCCTTTACTCAGATGATATATTAGTTTAAGGCCTTTTAGTGATTTTTGCAAGCCTTTATTTCCCCGATTGGCTAAATGTTGTATTTCGGAAAAGTCATGATCGTCAATCCACCAATCTGGATATTCTTTCTTTAAAACAATAGTACGCTCACCAGTTTCCGTGTCTCTTTCAAAAACTGTTTCTCCTCCATCTGGTGACTCGTAAATCTTAACCATTCCTCTCCGCTAGTATTATAAGCTCTTTAACTGGCATTTCTTTTTTCAATTGTTTTGACCATTTTGTAAAATCCTTATAGTGATCAAATGTAATTTTAAATCCTGCTTTAGTGAATCTCTGTTTCCACCAATCTGGACTTTCTTGTATTAAATGAGCATTACGGCCGTCTGCCAATACTAGTTTTGCAGGCGCACAAGAAATTAAATGATACGTGTATCTACAGTGTTCGTATATTTCTTTTAGTGTTTCGTCAATGCAAGAAGGTTCAACGTGTTCTAGTACATCTGTAGAAAAGATTAGATCAACGTTTGGTAATGCAGTATTGAATTCGGGTACACATGGATCGTAACCGTGATATTTAATTTTTGGAAATACCTGTTGGAAAGTTTCTCGTAGACGTCCTTTTCCACAACCAAAATCTAAAACTGAAGTTGCTGATTTCTCTGCAATGTATTTGACCAGTTGCTTAGGTATCTTATTACGCTTACCGTAGTCGTCTACAGAATGAGCCAGGCTCATTATTTTTCTGTAGTTTTCGGTAATCATTACTTTTCATCCTTGGCCTTCGGATAAGGGCTTTTATCCTGAGACACAAGATAACAGTCTGCTTGTATCTGTGCTATGAGGTTATCTATTTCTGCAAGAGAGCCTTTAGTATCGCCATATTTTATTTCACGAAGTTTATCAGCATCTTTTTTAATAGAATCGATCTTGTCACAGAACTGACTAATTTTATGTAACATATATTTCTCCTCTTTACTTCATAACTACTTTATTGTAAAGTAAAACTCAAGTAAAGTCAAGTATTATTTAAAAAACTTTTTGACAAAGTTTTGAATAATATTTGATACAGCCCACTCAGCAACGTGACGTGAATCGGTTAACTTATTTCCCTTCTTATCGGGTTTTGGATCACCACCAAAAGACTTCACATCCATATGTGCTGGAACCCATTTTGCAAGTTCAAAACTTGGCCAATAATACCAATTGTTAAAGTTTAATTGATTGATCTGTTCTATAGCAACTCTTAAAATACTTTTAGACACACAGTCACTAACTACACAAGGTCTACCGACAAATGTAGCATTAAGTGGCACTGGACTTAGAGTAAAGATAATTGGTTTATCTCCACAATGTTCTCTAATTAATTCAATAATTCTTTTCATGTTGTCATAGTTTTCTTCTACAGTACTAATAACACACTCATGTTTTTCTACATCAAACATTCCGTCTGGGACGCCTCTCCAAAATACACCTTTAGTATTTTTATCTCTCCAAACTTCTGATAGTCCAAAAGTTATAACAAACCCGTCATATTGTTTAAATTTTTCTTTAATCTGTGATTGTTCTTCTTCGCTTTCCCACTTAAAAATTCCTTTGTCAGCAGCCTGATCGTACCAGTATGCATCACTACTTCTGTTACCAGTTAATGCCCATTCAATAAATTGCCTAACAGCAAAACTATTGTTTAATCCTTCCGGAACAAATACAGTATCACTAACTTGTTGGTTTCGTTGCATCCACTCTCTAATTCTCATAGCGAAGCATGAACCCATTGTCATAATTCTTGATTGTTTTGTAAAGATAGGCTCTTTAGGACCAGATTGTTCGAATAGTTGTGTTACTACTCCATTCAAATTATTTTGACTCATAGCAGCCGTTGGCCAAAAATCTAATGATTCGCCTGTGTGCCATTTCAAGTTTTTAAAGTTGCTGTTCGCAATACTTTCTTCTACGTGTTTGACAGTTTGTATTTCTATATTCTTTAGTTTAGCCATTGTTATCTCACAAATATAATATCTATTTTTGTTGCTTGTTCTACCTTTTTATAACCTATAGATTCTAAAAATTCTACAGCGTCAGGCATATCTGTATTTTGCCTTTTTATGGTTTTTAGTTTATGTTCCATAACAATTACAGGATTGTTAGTTTCAAAGAACTTTTTAGATCCTTGTAACAAGTAACCTTCGTGGCTGTCGACGTCGATCTTGATAAAGTCAATATCTTGTAAATTAAAACTATCTAGTGTACGTGCTTCAACTTCTGCTTTAAAATGATGTTTAGGTTCATCATCTCTAGTATTGATCCACCCTGAAAAAGTTGACGGCCCGTTAAGTAAAATCTTTTTACCATCTGTATTGCTAAGTGCATAATTTTCTAATTTTACATTAGTAATATTCTGTCGTTGTAGGTTATTAACACAACAATTGTATACATCGCTTCTAGCTTCAAACGCATATACATTTTTAAATTTTTCAGCAATAACTTTAACGCTATCGCCAATCCATGTTCCTATATCGATAGCATTGTCATATTTCTTAACATACTTAAGAGCTTTTTCAATAGGCTCAATACAAGACCAAGATTCGTTTTCTACACGGGTAATCACTTCTGGAAAAGTTTCATAGTCCGGCAAAACCCAGTTACCAACAAGTTTCATTAGTGTTCCTTTTCTCCATTAACACTCATATTTATGTGTTAAATACTAGGTCATGAAAAAATATGCAATCTGCCCACAAGTAATAGAAAATAAGTCATCTAATTGGATACTGCAACCGTTTATCAGAGCCGGTGCTAAAACATTTAATACAGTACAAGAAATACCAAATGATTATATTCTAATATCTGTACATCATCCTCCCTGGAGATCTCCATATAAAGAATGGATAGAAAAAGGTAATAAGCATATAGAAATTGATTATGGCTATTGGGGTCTAAATATTCCAAGACGCAATACTCGACGTGTAACGTTTGGTGGTTCTCATAATTTAAATATGAGAGATGTGCCATATTCTAGATTAAAAACACTTGATCCAAAAGTTGAAGATTGGAAACAAAAAAGAGGTAATCAAATACTAGTAATTGAACCTCAACAAGGTATTATCCTAGAAAGAACAGGAGTTCCATTAGAAACATGGAAGAAGAATATGCTAGATACTATTCAAGAATTTTGGGATGGTCCTGTAAAATTTAGAAGGAAAGCAGGTGGAAAGAATCCTGCTCGTTGGCCTACTTTTTTAGAAGATCTACAAGCATCGACAGGAGTTATCGGTGAAAGAACAATGGCCTGTGTTGAAGCAGTTATACTAGGATACCCTGCATATACTGTAGACTATAGTGCTGTAAGTTTAATTATGGGAACTGATATAAAGAAGATTTTAAATCCTGAGTTTCCTGATCGTACTAAGTGGCTAGAGCATATTGCGTGGAGTCAGTTTACGCCTGAAGAGTTTGCTAACGGAACCTTTGTAGTTGACTGTTTAGAACAATATCAAATTATTTAAGAGATTGTTTTGTCTTAAACTTATTAATCTTATAAGTTTTATCTTTACCCTTTGAATGATTAATATACGGTCCTACTAACGAAGCATGGATAGGATGTTTGCCTGATTGTCTAACATTTAAATCATAAAAAGATTTAGGATCATTAAATTCGTTACGCATAAAATCAAATGTGTAACTATCATGAGTTTGCTTAAGATCAATAAACCTTCCGCTTACAAAAAGATCTTCCCATGCTTTTAAAAATTCATGTGTTTTAGGATTATTTAAGTTAAAAGCCATAAAGCCACACTCACTATACTTGTGAGGTCTTCCTACATAGGCTGCAATAATATTAGGTTTAAAAACAGTATCAGAAAAGTTTTGATCAAACTGTTTGTAAAAAATCGAATCGGCATCAAGCCATATCAACCAATCTGTTTTTGTTTTCTTCCAGGCTTGCCATATAGCAAATGTTTTATGAGAAAACTTAATAGCGTCCCATTTAAATCCTTCTGCTCCGTTTGCTCGAGGATTATCCTTCCAACGCTCTTTGAATTGTATAATTGCCGGACAGTCTTTGTAAAGATCTATCCATTCAACTCTAGAAGAAAACTGTTTCTTTGCATTCTCTAGAGTTGTATCGGATAACTCGTGATAGAACAGAAGTTTACTATTAGGATGCCAATTAGTATCTAATTCTTTAGTTGTTGTCGAAGTAATGTCAGTCCAATACTTCTCGTTAAAACTTGTAACGGCAGTATACATTATTTTTTAACTTTAGTACCAACAGTTCTTCTTACAATATCATCGTGGTTAAATTCAGCCCAGTATAGTTCAAATGCTACACCGTCTTCTACACCTTCGAACTGATGAATCTTTCCTGGTTTCACTTGTGTGAATTCGCCTGGACCGAGAATAGTTTCATCTACTAGTCCTTCTTGAGCACCATCTTGCCACACACGTACAATCATTTTTCCTGACTCTACGAAGAAGCCATTCCATTTATATTGATGTTCGTGTTCGCTGCATTTGAATCCTGCTTTGAATTCAATGCGGTGAAATTCTAACACACCATTGGCATGAATCAGTTCTGTTTGTCCCCAGATCTTACCTGCTTTCATTGTCATTCCTTTCTTTCCTCTTTGTCTTAATATACATAATTATCACATCAGCTTGGCTAATTCCAATACTTCTGATTGCCTACTAATTTCTTTTACAAAAAACGCACACGGTGGATTTTCCTCATCGTGTAACGGTATTGATAGTAGTTGTCCATTCTTCATTTTAGGAAAATACCATCTTACATCTTGATATATGTTTATAATTTCTACAGGAGCCCAATCGTATCGATATCCTTTAATTGGATTCATAATAAATGCTTCAAATCCTCTTTCATTGATACTAGTTAATGGTAATACTTCTGGATCAGATAAACATTCACTATCCCCTACTAGCATCGACCAATCTAACGGCATCTTTACTTCGTGTTCTCCTATTCTCATTAATATTGCTGGACTATTAAATGATTCTAAGAATATAAGCGGCATGAAGAAAAAGTCAGGTTCTTTAGGGTCACTGTTATCAAGTACACTGAATCTAGCATCCTCTTCTACTTCTTCCGGTAATTCATTTAAATCAAATGAATAGTTGTTTAGTGTTAAAATTTTTGTCATACAATCTTCCTCATTACTACGTTACGTTGTAGATTATCCCACGCAGCAATTTCGTAGTTAAGTTCGTCTCGCAAGAAACTGATACCTGTTTCATCTCCGTTTTCAGCTTCTATGACTACTAGAGGAGAATATTTTCTAATTGTTTCTACACTACCTTCTAGTACTCTTCTTTCGAACCCGTCCACATCAATTTTAATATAATCTATATTAGGTAGATTAAAGGAATCTAATGTATAGATAGTTTCCTCATACCAATCTTCCTTTTTACGTTTTCCTTCAGAGAACATACTTCCGCCACCACTAACTCTAATGACTTCGTGTTTGCTACCTAATCCACATCTAAAATGAGTCACTCTTTTTAAATCAACATTTCTAGTAAAAAGTTTTCTGAATCTATAATCAAAACAGAATGTTCTAATAAAATGTTTGTGTAGATATCTAGTATATTCTCCGTCTCTACAACCAATGTCAATAGCATTTCTAAAACTATTAATATAAGGTTTACTTGCTACCCATGTGATCTTACAATGATGATCGGGGAATTCTTTTCTGCCGTCTTTGGAAATGAAATAATCTCTATCATACCATTCCCATTGAAATCCTGTTGCAGGATTCACATTAAACTCAGTTGGATTAACTGGATATTTTTTCATTATATGTCTACCTTTGTTACTGTGAAAGGATATCTTGCTTCCTTATAATACTTCTTACGCTCTGTCAGATGACGTTTAGCGTATTTGCAGGTAGATGTAATATCCCATATTTGTACGAAGTCTTTATCTTCAGCCTTACGAATGCCTCTACCAATTGATTGAATTACTCTTACAAATGACTTGCCAGGCTCGATAAGGACGAGATTAAAAATCCTAGGAATATTGATACCAACAGCAGCCACCCCATATGTTGCGATAATAATTTTTCCATCTGATGTTTTAATTTCATCGTACTGTTCTTTTCTTTCATCAAGTTTCACATCTCCCTTGATAAATGTAGCGTCTGGTAAGTTATCTAATAATTTCTTACCTGTGTCTATTCTGTTAACTAGTACAAGTGTATTTCCGTTTTTTGCAACTGTCTTAATATGATTACTGATGTAATTTAATCTATTAGAATTAGTTACTAACCAGGAATATTCTTCTTGATAATTTCTAAATTCTTCAACATCTTTGGTTTGTAAGATCTGTATATCTAATTTTGCTAATACGTTTTTTTCTTGTAAGTCATGTGCCGACACTTGATTAATTACTGGTCCTATACCAGCCAGGATACCTTGAAATTCCCATTTTTCTTTTGGAACTGTTCCTGTTAATCCCCAACGTATTGGTGCGTTGCGGAAATTCTGTGTAAGTAATTTTTTAAGTACTTCTGCTTTTGCTTGATGTACTTCGTCAATAATAACAGCATTTACACCTTCTGTAAATTCTGCAAGTGTTAATGTATCTCCATCATATTTTTTCTTATCTAATACATTTAAACTTTGCCAAGTGCATACTGTATGTGTGTGATTTAATTCTTTACGATCACCAAAATAAACACCAACATCTAGTCCTAAATTTTTGTAATCTTCTTCAGTTTGTACAACAAGACTTTTGTTTGGAACAATGACCATTGTGCGGCCATAAGGCTCACATAAATGTGAAAGGGTAGCAGTTGTAATAGTTTTTCCTGCACCTGTTGCAACTTCCTGTAATGATTGTGGATGTTCTAAAAATTTGTTTACTACGTCATATTGATAATCACGTAGTACAATTGGCTGTCCTTCTAGTTGATGTCCCTTAGGCCAAGTCTTTCCTTTATCCGCCCAATAATTTTCTGTAATTTGTTCAAAATTAAATCTATGATGTAGTCTTTGATCTTGTACTTCAATGTCGTAACCATCGTTTTCAATAATAGGTAAAATTGTTTCTAAATGTGCTAAAAAGCCAGTACCTCCAATACCAAAAAAACTAACAGTTCCATCCCATCTTCCTAATTTAAATGCCGGCATATGTCTTGCATACGGAAGATCAAATTTTAATTTGTTAGCGATCTTTCTTCTGGTTTCAACCGCAAGTCCTTCTACTTTAATATTGACTTCGTCTTTTATAACTAATTTACAATTCGACAATTTTTTCACCTTTATTCACTGTTCTAGTCAACTCTGTAGGTCTTATATTACCCACATACAACACACAAGGATGATGATTAATCATGTTACGTGTCATTGTCGTAGCAACAGGAGTTACGTAATTTGTAACTAACATTGTAACATCGTTTTCTTTTTTTAGCAACCACTTATGAGGTTTATGTTGGAAAATCAAAAACTTAGCACTGTCAATTTTACCACCAAACCCATTTTCGCTAACCCATTCATTAAATTCTGGGTCGTCTTTGTTAGATGCTCTAAAACAAACCCGCCATAATGATTTGTCTTTTTTCATAATTTCTAATGTTTGATTAAGTTCTTGCACCCATTCAAAAACATCAGATGCTCTGTCTAATATTATAACAACTTTCTTAGGAGATTTTTCAACAAGAGAAACCATTTCGTGCATCTCTTTTACCCAAAATCTATTTGTTGTTTCTCTACATATCTTTTGTATACTGTTAGTAGGGTCGCCTGAATAGATATAGCCCATGTTCTTAGCCAGTATCAAGTTAGCATCATTATCATCTACAGCATTATTACTAAAATATTCTAAAGCACTATCCGATGCATTCTTTAATTTTACTTTGTTATCTTCGATAAACGAATACGGAATATATCTGTGTGCCTGATGCCATATTAATTCAATTTCATCTTTTGTTTCGATAAATGATTTATCGATTTCAAAATTATGTGTTTTACAGAACTCGTAAATGTTCATGACATTCTGTTCGTGTAATGCCATGTACCTTACCTTTTTCTCTCTATCCCAATAGGTAAATTTACCATACTGACCGCTGAACGCTTCATCGTATGTGTCTTTGAAAGAATATGGAAATCTAAAACCAATCGCTATTATTCCGTCTAGGATCTTTTCAATCCAAACTTGTTTCGATTGATCTAAAACTCTAAAAGGTTGTTTCCAAACAGGTAATTCGATAAGTGCTTCATAGTCAATATGAGGTTTACAAACGTTTCTATACTTGTTCAAAAGTTTTAGAACATAGGCACCTTGCTTTTCTGTAAAAGACCTGCCATCTAATATATTTTGATAGAAACTATAGGCAGCACTCCTATCTTGATACTGCATACCAAGGTGGTTACTCTCTATGGTATCAACCATAGCAATGAAAATATCTTCGATGTATCTTGACGTAAGCATAACTGTATTATATTTTCTCTAGACAATAAAATCAAGAATTAATTTGCTTTAATATAATATTTTCTAACCTTTTGATAGGAATACCTTGAGCTATTTCTTCGACAGTCCATTCGCAATGAGTTATTCTAGCAAACCATTCTTCCCTATCTGGAAGTTCAGGAGATTCAACTTTTTCAATTGTTGTCGATACAGGGTAAGCAAGACTTGATGCATCTGTAATGACAGGAGTACCTTCAATTGCTGCCAATATTGGAGGTCCACTGTTATGATTAACTACACAATGATAGTTGTATGATATATTAAAATCGTCATAGGTGTTTAATACCCTTTGAGGATCCTGGCGTGTTACATTTTTAAATTCATGCTCTATACCTGGCATTGGTGATCTTGGATGAGGTCTTATATGAATAGGCCTGTCAGTATATTTTCGTATTTCTTCAATCATCGATATGGTCCACGCCGACATAGATGGCATTCCTTCCCACTGTAAACTTTTTTGATGTTGGGTTGCAATTAAAATACTTTTATTTCTGTTATGATTAACTGGCTTTAGTTCAAGACCTAGTTTTTTAGGCCTATCATAATCTAAATCAACATCATTACCGAACTCACCTAATCCATTAATATGATTAAGACATATTCTCCATGTCGAGTTACGCAATAGATTTCCTACTTCAATGATTATAATAGGTTTATTCTTGATTTTACAGTTTTGATATATGGCTTTGTTTCCAGCCATACGTCCATTCCATAGCACTGACCATATCACTGCTACATCTTCGTTGTCATTGACTATTTCGTGTCCTAACGCTTTTAAGCCTTGTTCGAAATAGTTAAATATTGGTGGGCTGTTAAGAGCTCCGTTTTCACGATGTAATTTAAAACGCATATTCTACCATAAATATAGTAGTATTTAACGGTTTTCCATGAGTAAGATTAAAAAAAGAATTACCAAAATTTTAAGAAAAGAGCCCAAAGACGCTTTAGTGATCGGGAATGGCGATTACATCTTACCAGTGTTGCTTGATATGTTCAACACTGTATTCATATGGAGCAAAACAACTGTTGATATTAAAGCACCTAACATAGTTATTAAGAAAGAATTAGATACAACATTTCATATGCCTGATATAAATGCAGTCTTTATAGACAGAGATTATGTGAAGTCATTAGACTACATGAGTGCATTACTGGCCAAACCAAGTCCAGATGTTTTTATTGAAGGCAATGATGTAATTCCAAGGGAACAAACAACAAATCTATATAGACATAATTACAACTGTACTGCACAAGCAGGAAGTTTTCATATTTGGACGAGAGTAAAATGACAATTAGCGTAGTGACAACATTTCATAAAAAAGGTTATGAAGATTATGGCAAAAGAATGATAAAAACATTCTTAGAAAATTGGCCAAGTGAAATAAAGTTATATGTATATGCTGAAGATTGTGAAGTAACTGAAACAGCACCTAATCTTATTGTTAAAGATTTACATCAAGCCAGTCCAGATCTAGTAAAATTTAAAACAAAATGGAAAAATGTACCAAAAGCAAACGGCGACGTTAGTGACGATCCAATAAGAAGTAAAAGAAGAGATAGCGGAAAAGGTTTTAAATGGCACGCCATACGTTTTGCACACAAAGTTTATTCAATTTTTGCCTGTGCAAAAGAATGTAATACAGATTATTTAATGTGGATGGATGCTGACACAGTTTGTCATTCACCGATTAGCAAAAAAGCGTTTAATACCTTGTTTCCAGTAGATGCTGAATTAATGTATCTTGGAAGAAAAGGCAAATATTCAGAGTGTGGATTGTATTCTATGAAACTAGGTGCAGAAAATGTTCAAAAATTTCTAAGTGAGTTTCAACGTGTATACGATGAAGCAGAGAATGGAATATTTTTAATGGCTGAATGGCATGACAGTTTTGTTTTCGATGAAGTTAGACGTAAATTTCCTCATATGAGACAACATAACTGGGCTGGCCACTTAACTGACCTAAGACCGAGACCTGGATACTCATCTGGAGAGGGGCACCCTTTGATAAATTGTGAGTGGGGAGCATACCTTGATCACTTGAAAGGTGATAGAAAACGTGCAGGCGTTAGTAAGCGAGAAGATTTAAAGGTTATGAGAACCGAACCCTACTGGGTAAATCAACTAAAATCATAAAATTATATGACCAACGTCAAGTTTGTTAATAGCAGTTGGTCCTTTCCAGTCGTGTTTCCAATAAACAAAGTCACTATTTGATACTTCACGGTATTGATACCTAGTAGGACAATGATCTAACATAGGTAATCCGTTGTTAATGAACGCATCTCGAGTAATTGTTTGATGAACGAAGTTAGTTATAGGTCCATCATAGAACTGACACCACGGACCTGTGGCTAATTCTTCCATATCGATATTTGTTTTATCGGGCCATTGAATTAAGCGAAGTACTATGTTGCCCCAAGACACCATAATATGATAAGGATTGTCATCTCCCCATACTAATTCGGAATGAATTTTAATATCATCGCCTAAAATACTTTTTATTTTCTTAAATAACGCACTCAAGTAACTTCTATGCTTGTCTAAACTTCTACCAATGAAACTTCCGCAGCGTAATCTAAAATGATTTATGTGCTGGCTACTTAATCTTTGAATTTCTTCAAGAATAAATGGAACTTCATCTAAACTTTCCATTGTATATCCAACATATGCGATATAATAGTCTTGTTCTTTTAAATTTTGTATTGCATCTAGCTGTTTGTTATGAACAATTTCGCCTTGATAGTTAGGATGATTAAGTCCAACGCATAAATGTCGCAATCCTGCCTCATAAACGTTTTTTGTAAATTGTTTTGATGCAAATCTAAGCCCATTAGTAAGCAAACTTATATTAGGATGTTGTAGTTCGCTTAGTTTAGCACAAAATTCTACAAAATCAGGTCGCAGTGTTGGCTCAGCTCCAGCAATCATAGGAGTACAATCAGCGGGAAATTGTTTTACTCGTTGTAGAATCTCATCAATTGGTTTATCTTGAATTTTATTGTCTGGTAAATGGTAACAATGCGGACAATTCAACTGACATCTGTCAGATGCTTCAAACAATATATGTTTTAGTTCAGGAATGTATCTTCTATGTTCTAAAGAATAATAAAATTCAGGATCTATTTCAACAATACTGTGTTGTTCTCCGTGCTCATGGCATTTTTTATACATTTTAATCATGCCTTCGTGTTCATATACTATTGCAGGTATATGTCTATAACACTCATCGCAAAGACTAACTGTATCGTGAATATGCAGCATACTATTTTACCTTACCCGTGACGTTTTTTTGCAATTTCTTGTTTATCTTCTGGCAGTAAAGTGATATATGGTCCAGGTCCCAGTCTTCTGCCAAATGCTGATGATTTTTTAGGTGCATTTTTTCCTGATTTAGGAGCCATGATAAACATTCTTTTACTTTTAACATCTATCATATCATAATTTCTATCTTCTAAGAACTTAACTATAACATCTACGTCAGCACTTACTTCAAATGCTATCCAAGGACTTTGATTTTCAATAATATTTTTCGCACCTTGTATAACTTGCCATTCATATCCTTGTACATCAATTTTTATTAAACTACAATTAGTGATATCTTGATCATCTAGTTTAACAACGTCAACATTATACAAACCTGGAAGTTTTTCTTCACTCCATAACTTACTATTTCCACAATTTTTTATTTCGTCATGAAATTCAGAAGTTCCATTAAAGTCACTACACGCATAAGGTCTAATTTCACCTCTACCATTTAGGTTTTTTTCTAAACATTCTCTATTTCTAATACTAGGTTCAAAAGATAAAACATTTTTAAAGTGAGGTAACATAGGAATGCTCCAAACTCCTACATTTGCACCAACGTCAACAAATGTTTCTTTAGATGACATTTCTGATAGACATACATCTCTTTGTTTATTTTCGTATTGAGGATTTTCAGGTGACTTATCAACTTCGATATGCCTAGTCATTTTAGTATCACCTTCTGGTATGTACCATCCGTTATCTAGTTTTCTCATATGTATCTCCTAATGAACTGCCAAGCTTCTCCCGACCTTAATTCATCGAAGTTCCAGTGGCTCATAGATATTTTTTCGACCCAATGCTGTCTTTCAAACATCTTCGGATCTTCTATTCTTTTTAAATTTGTATTGCATACACCATTTACTTGACTATATGAAGGATCAGGATCAGTTACAAAAACAGGTACGCCTTCAATTAGACTTGCCACACTAGGAGAACTATTAAAAACTACTGTAGCCCATGCTGTTGCTAAATCTATTTTAATATTTGGTGCATTAGATAGACTTACATTTTTATGATTTATTCTTAGATATTGTCTAACTTTTTTATCACCGGGATGCGCTCTAACTACTATAGGACGGTCGGTAAAATTTTTAATAGTTAAAATAGTTTTATCTAACCACTCTTGTACAGGCATTCCCTTCATACTCCAACCGCCATTACGCTGTAAACATAATAAAATATGTCGACCTGTTTTACGATAATCTTTTAAACTTAAATTTAAATTTTTACTAATTTTTTGCCAGCGTATTGGATCTATATCAGTATCAAAATAGAATCCTGTATTAGGAAACACTCCGTCAAAACTATATCTTAAATATCTTTTTGTGTTTCCTGGATCTGCATAAAGGAACAAATTACTATCTACAATAAGACTACGTTTGCCGACAGCTTTTTGCTTTTCCACAGCATTCTTCCTCAACATTAAATGAGGCGCAGACTTTCCGTGTTCATGAACAAAACCTTGTATAAATGCAACATCGCAATCAAGCAACGACATTTCTTTATGAGCAATGCCTGTATCTCCAGAAGCATTTACACCTGCAATAAAGTTATCAAGAATTAGTGGTTTTTCTGGATTATTATTACTAGGCGGAATTCCCCTGTAGTATGCAACTGCTGTTAGATTAGACATGATATTTCTTCACTAATTTAATTGCAGTTCCGCTAAGTAATTCTTCTTTTGTAAACTGAGAATAACTTAACATACATAACCAGCTTCCTAAGTTTCCGTAGAACAAGTCATTAACTTCAGAAAGTTTACTTTTTGTTACAGGATTAGTTATATGTCTATCTAAAGTAATAGCAGGTATACCAGCCCATATTGATTCAGTTGCTGCATTAGAATTAATACTTACTACACAGTAATAATTGTCATCAAGCAATTCTTGATGTAAATTAGTTCTTTCACGTTTAGGTGCTTTTTCTCTAAATTTAATTTTTTTATCTGTATATTGTCTTAATTCTTTTTCAACATCGTACTTCCATGTTTTAAGGTCACAATGAAATATACTTGCTGCAAAAGGACCGGGTTCGATAACATAAATTATGTCGCCATCTTTTCTCCATGGCTTAGGAAATTCTTTAAAATTTCCTAATCTATCTGCAGGTGCATCAAAAAACTTGCCGTAGTGTAAATGATTTCTAACTATTCTATGCCATTTTTTATTTGGTTCTGTAAAGTTTGTATAACCACTATCAATGAACCACATAGGATAGTTTTTATCGATCTTAGTAACTAGTAATTCTTCATTACCTACAGTATTTCTAATTAAACAATCTTCTTCATAGTTATTGAATTCTTTTCTGCGAACCATTTGTGCAGAACGATCAATAGTTAGTCCGGTACCTTTTACAAAGTTTTTATATTTAGATTTTTTATATAAAGAAAGCAATTCATCTTTGCCTATCTTTTTTATAAAATATTCAATGTTTTTATGAATCTTATCAAAATATGCTGCATATACATTATGCTTCTCTGCATTAATGATACTGATCCATTCATCTAAATCTCTTCTTACGGCTTTAAACAGTTTATCCTTAAATTTTTTCTTTTCTTCATCTTTAAGTTCTCTGTCAGGATCAGACCATTTAGATTTTTTACTTAACCAGTCGTTGACATACATCGCGAGCCACTTTTCATTAAAAGGAATTTCGTGTAGCTCTTTCGGAACAGGCATACAGGATAATAAAAAATTTGCAAGTTCCTTGTCATTGATTAATAATTTCATTGGTACCTCTCTACTAGTTTATATGCCTTGCCATCTAGTATTTCAGGAACTGTAAATTGACTATATGCAAGTGAATGACAATGTGTAAGTATTGTATCTAAATTAGGTTTGTATGGATTAGAAAGTTGGCTTAAATCACTACTGGATAACGGGCCGCCTGCACTAGGAACTGATACAAATGCGGGAACACCGTACAATACAGATTCTAATGCTGCCATACTATTCATTGCCACCGTAGCATAAACACCACTATCAAATGCATCATATATAGAATATTCTTTGTTTCGATATTGTCTACTACCTTTAATTCTAACTTCAATAGGTAAATCGCAATATTTTTTAATTTGTTTTTTAGTTTTTTGTACCCATCCATTATAATCAATATTATACCAAATACACGCTTTAGGATTAGGCATTACTAATAGTATTTTTTTATCGTAGTTTTTCCAACCCTTCCATTCTAAGCGAGGATCATCTTTGACCATTTGATTCCATCTATCTGAAGGTACACCTGGAATAAGTTTTGAAAGTTGGTTTTCGTTTTTAACAACTCTATGCCATTTCTTTTGTCCTTTGCCATTGCCAGGACTAGGAAAGTTTCCAAAGTATCCTGTATCGATATACCAATAATCTCTACCTATAGCGATACAGCGATTAGCGTGATCTTTTTTGATTACTCCTCTAATAACTTGAGGCTTAGTTGTATCTTGGCTATCGAGAGTAAGCCTGCCTTTGCTTCCTCTAACAAGACACTCTTCTAATGAGATGTTTTCATCCATTCATCATTTCCTGTAATTCAGTTTTCCATAAATCTGAAAATTCACAATATCTATAGTTTTCAAACCAAGGACCGCCTTCTGTGTAGTGTATTAGTTTAGGAGTTTCAATATCATTGTATACGCCAACAAGATAATTCCATGTAT